TGCTCTTGACAGTCATACTAGACACCTCGAAATGAGAAAATGCGAGCGAAGAAAACCGGGACCAAAGCTTCTGCACAAGCTAAAGAATCTATGTCTAAAGCTCGCCAAGGAAAACCCAAGACAGGAAAAGCCTTGGAGGCCGTTCGGAGAAATGTCGCAAAAGCTCGAAAGGTTTGGCATGGACATAAGCCCTAGAACACTGTTCCGCTAAGTACGTCAAGGTGCCCGACTTTTACCCGGAGGTCGACTGCCAGCCGCTTACCCGCCTTCTTTGCCCGCTCGCAGAATGCTAGGTCTTGGGTAAACACCTTAGTCCCAACCCCCTCAACCCAATCTGCCGCCGTCACGAACCATGGCGCAGCGATCTGCCGGAACAACTCCATCCGGTACAGCGAGCACCCACACGCGATCCCGTTCACTTCCATGATCGTGCCCTTGGTCAGAGCCTCGCGCACGTCACGGGGACGGAAGTCGAGTACACCCGTCCGTGCAAACTCTTCTGGGTCTCCGTATGCCATGGGCATGTTCAAGTCGCCCTTGGTGAAGTAGATCCCTGACACGGCGTCGTACTTGCCCCACTCGATAGACTCTAGGAGGCGGATGTGGGCATCGGGGCATGGGAGGTTGTCGTCCTCCAGTGTCAACACGTACTTCCACTGAGACAGGTTTGGGTCAGCTAGGACTTGTGCCAGGACTGAGTTATACGCTTGGCCGACCTCGTGGCCTGCAGCGAAGAACACGGCACGCTTCTGGTTCATCGGTGCCACCAGACCCTGCCACGCTTGCACCACCCGCCAGTTGATCTCCCCTCGCGTGGGGATGATGATGACTGTGGAGTTGTCGAGGTAGGTGGACCCCATGACGGTCTCGACGCGGTCGAACCCGAGGCCGGACAGTGCAGATGTGGCGGTGTCGAGAGGGACCATGCCCTGATGAGGATGCAGGCCCGCTCGGGGGCTGCGCTGCGCTTTCAACTTCACTTTCAGCTTCGCCTTCGCCTTCGCCATGTGTATAGACCCCCGTCAGTCGAATCAAACTCCGACTCAGATACCAACTCCAACCCCGAGTAGCTTAGCAGACACATACCCACTGTGTCTAGTAGGAGTCTGTGCTTGGTCGGGCTGGTCTCGTTGGTCTAGGCATTACGGAACAGCATATGGAAGTTCGCTCGCGCTGCCGGGGTGCCTGACTGCGAGATATGGCTCACCTGGAGAGTCTGAGACGTAGCCGAGATCGTGGTTGTGTACAGCCCCTGCCACACGATGTTCAGCGAGGTGTTGGCAGTGGACCCGATCTCGTGGAACCCGGACGCGGTGTAGTCAGAGGCGAGCAGGATCGAGATGGTGGCTGGCGACGCGGTCGTGGACAGCCCAATGCTGGACGTGTTCGCGGTAGACAGTTGGAACCCAGCCCAGTAGTAGCCTGGGGTGAGAGCCGTAGCCAGGGCAAACGATGCGAACTTAGCTCCGGTGAGCGAGGACCAGTTAGAGGTATCGGACGCGTGAGAATGTGTCGTGGTGCCCGACACGCCAACAATGGGACCGATAGTCGAGGCGCTGCGCGTGTAGAGAACGAGTAGGGATGAGATAACCAGAGCGCCCGTGTTTGTCGTAGCCGAGGACGAGATCGAAATGAGGATCGGGATGTCGACCCGTGTAAACGTCATAGGCACGGGCACAAAGAACATCTGGATCGAAGCCGAGGCCAGGGTCATGGCTGACGAGGTCATGGCTCCGGTTGGGCGATAGTAATAGCTGGAGATGTACGGTGGAGCATAGGACGCGGTAACAGTCTGTCCGTTCAACCCGAAGCTGATCGAGTTGGAGTTGGACCAGATCACCTCGCCGCTGGTCACACGAGTTGTCCCTGCTGACACAGACTGGATCGCATTGGCTGACACTTGGATCGAACCACCAGAGTAGCCGACTGTCACGATGCCCAGCCCGTTGAACGATAGAGTGCGTGCGTCGAGTGTGGTGCTGGAGTTCTGCGTTGTGTTACCCAAGCCGTAGAGCCCAACTGTCTGTGCGCTCTGCGCCGATGCACTCGCGGTGATTGTCGACCCGTCAATCCCGAAGCTGATGTTGTTGGAATTGCTGAACACGATGGACGACAGACTGGTCTGGGTGGTGCCAGCGCTAACTACGATACCCGTGATGCCGCCACCGCCAGCAGGGACACTGATGATGACTTCACCGCCAGAGTACCCAACCGACGCCACGCCGACGCCACGGAAGGTGAGAGACCGCGCATCGACCGTGCCCGATGACACCGACGATGTGGTGTTGCTTGACATGTAGAGACCGAGGGTTTGATTGGTCTGGGTTGGTACGGTGTATGAGGCCGTGATCCGTGACGACCCGCTCATGCCAAACGAGATACCGTTGCTGTCAGAGAAGATCAATGTCCCTGTGGATACAGACTGCGTACCTGCGCTCAAACCAAACGGAGTCTCAGCTACAGGGCTGGCGATACTGCCTGTGACTGTTGACCCGTCAAGTCCGAAGCTGACTCCGTTCGCGTTGCTGAACACCACAGCCGTCAGGTTGTTGGATGTCGTACCCGCCGAGATGTTGGCAGCAGAGATGAGACCAGCCGTGGACGGAACTGTGTAGGACGCAGTGATGCGGCTCGACCCGGACATCCCAAAGCTGATCCCGTTGGAGTCGGAGAACACCATCGTCCCGGTGCTGACAGACTGTGTCCCTGCAGAGATGCCGAACGGAGTCTCTGGCGGCACGCTCGGGACGGTATAGCTCCCGGTCATGGTCACGCCATCCAGCCCAAAGCTCAACCCGTTACTGTTACTGAACACGACCTCGCCAGCAGTTGCGCGGGTTGTCCCTGCAGAGATGGACTGAATGCCAGCCGTGATCGCGTTGTGTGAGGCCGTGATCCGCGACGACCCGGACATCCCGAACGTGATGCCATTGGAGTTGGAGAATACGACGGTCCCGGTAGACACGGATTGTGTCCCGGCCGAGAGCCCACCAAGACCCTCCAGCACACTGAGCCCACTCCCTGCGTATCCTTGTGCCATAGCTATGTCACCGCCACGCCGAAAGCGTTGATGGAGACGTTCCCGTTTCCCGCATAGGCCCGGAGCACGTCAGTTGTCGCCAAGGTAAGCCCGATGGTGGCGATGAAAGAGTCGTTGGCGGGGAGCGGGAGGTCGTAATAGAGATACTGCTTGGGCGCATCTGCAGCACCAGCAGCGGCAATAGACAGACGGACTGTGGTCGTGGTCCCGCCACGATTGCAGAACACCACACTGCTCAAGGTCGCGATAGTCGCGGCTGGGACCGTGTACACGTCGGTTAAGGTTGTTGCCGCGAGAGCCGCTTGAGCAACGATTGCTGCGTCTGCCATTGGTCTAGGCCCCCATCACTGCGAACAGTCTGGACCACCCTGCTGTACTGCTGCCCCCACCGCCCGAGCCCTTTTCTTCCCAAGTTGTGGACGAGGTCGCAACGTAGAGCTTACCTGCGTTGGCCCCAGCATCTGTGGTGAGGTAGAACGACCCAATGGTCAAGTCCGATGCTGGACGATCCGCGAGCAGCCCAGCATAGACATAGACATAGGGCGCAACCGGGACCGCGAATAGTCTACGACTGAGCATGGGGCACGGAGCCGGTGTCCATCATGGTTGTAAAAACCCCCCTCTTGCCACGCACCAGCAACAAGGCTGGACGGGGAGAACACCCCTGCTGCTCTGGTCTGCGTGGAGGAGAAGGACGCATCGCGATACGCGACGTGGCAGAGGAGGTAATGAAGTGTACCATGCGAGCGTGTGCGTAGGGCGTCATGCGCCCCGGAGTGGTCGGAGCCATCAGTAGACTACCTCGACTGGGATAGACAAGACAGCACGAGTCGGGACCGTGGTGCCAGGGACCGACACCACCTTGGCGCGGTACACACTCCACCCACGAACACGATAGGTCTCTGGGCGAGCAACCGAGTCCACAATCACGGCCCCGGCGACAGTGAGGTAGGGGCGCCGGTCGACAGTGCCCGAGGACGGGAAGATGGACGTGGCCGTGGTCCCGTCCCAGAGTTGAACATCGAACTTGGTCCCGCCTGTGCCGGTGCCAACCGAATCGAGAGCGGTCGCGATGGGAGCAGGGAATCGGATATACCCATCGCAAGAGTTGGCGTAGATCGCATAGGCGTACTGGTTCGCGGCGAGGGTAGTGTCGAAGTAGAAGTCGAGCGAGTACACACGAGGACCGAGATAGGCACGTAGGTCACGAGACGCGGTCACGACCCCGCCCGCCGTGGTCGCTTCAAAGATTGCGATAGCACGGTCAGATGGCTTGGTCCCGTCTGTAGTCACATCAAACGAGCCAGCCCCGTTCCGCCACACGATGTTGGTTGCCGCGTCGGTCAAGGTGACACTGGACACGGTCTCATCGTGAACAAAATAGTTGTCGATCATCGACTTGCCAGGGTGGATCGTAGCGATGAGTGAGGAGAAGGAATACGTGTGGAAGCCGTAGAGCATGGTGGTTTGGTAAATGTCTCCAGTCGTGATGACGAGACCGAACTTGACCTCGACATAGCACAGGAGACGTTCGCCGGTGGGGACAGCGGGACGGGAGGCAGGATCGAGAGGGGTGGTGCCCTTGACGGACTTGGTCTTGGTGATGGCTCCGGCAGCACCGATGCTGAATGTCTCCCAGTAGGATTGGCCAGCGGCAAGGGCAGCGGCAGCGGAGTCAAGGTTGGTGGAGATTTCCTGGTGGGCGAGGACCGCGTAGGGGACACCTTCATGGACCCCTACCACATCGGTCAGGTTGATGTAGGCGTCAGGGGTGCCGGTTGCTGTGGCGACTCCACCAGAGTAGATATCAGTCATGCCCCCGTCACCAGTCCCGGTCAAGATGCCGTTGCCTGACGATTCGTAGTGGCCGAGTTCCAGCGCGAACGCAGCCGACGCGTACCGCACCACGATCTTGAGTTCGACAGCGGACGCGCCCACACCGGCTTGCAGCAGAACCGAGATGAACAGCTTGCGAGCGGTGCCGTACGGGATGGGTAGCGTGCTCAGCCAACGCCCCTTGCCGACTGGAGTCAGGACTGTGGTCTGGTCCTCGATGGTGGTCAAGCCAGCAACCCCTGCTGCACGGATCTGCACCATGCGCCCCGCAGCGACCGGGTTGTCAGCCGTGAACGATGTATCCCCAGGGAATCGGGCCAGGACCGATATGTAGACACTGGTCATCGGGTCGACTGTCGCGCCCGCTTGCGCGTTCCAGAGGTGGAGTTCGGTTTCCGCAGTGGGCGTGCCTGGGATCAGGTTCCCGAAGTTGATCGTCGGGGCCGGGGTCACATCATCGTCAGCGAAGAAAGCTGGGATTGGGAGGGCCATGAGGAGTAGGTATACCTTTCTCTGCGGACGGTGCTAAGCAGGGATGAGGAACATACAGTTGGGCAAAGCCACAAGTGTTGGGTGGCGAGCTATGTCTGCGATGTCGATGACGGTATCTGGAGTGCCGCCGAAGGTCGAGAAGATGCCCCGCGCAATCCCGTCGGCCGAGGAGTACACCATCGCCTCGGTTGCGTTGGTGTCGATAGAGTTCCCGCCCCACACGACGGATGCCCAAGGAGCCGTACTCGTTGGAGTGATGGTGTCGGCCATAGCTCTAGGGCCTAGATTGAAAGAGCCGCCAGAGTAGGCCAGTCCCCAAGCGAATTGCTCATACAGATTTTCGTCCGTGTCGTCGGCCCTTGTCACGACTCCAGCAAAAGTCAGGTCCACAAACAAACCCCATGTCCCATCCGGGTTTTTGTCAGAGAACTCTACGAATCCGACCACAGCCGTAGGTGTTATACGGAAGCCTCGTACCGTGTCTGCCCACTTGCCAAACTGCGGGCTAAAGTCATCCGTGCTGTCATAGTCTTGCGTAGCGACGACCGCAGTTCCAGTGCCATCCGTTCGACACTTCTTCAATCGGATTGTCACAGTTTGATGATCGACGTGATAGGCCAGTCCTGGTGGGCCAAGTTCTAACCAATAGAGCCACCCCCCGGAGTACCCTACGCCCAGACCTACCCACCCACCAGCCGTGAGCCCTGTGAAGGTATTGGAACTGACTGCCGAGGGGTCGAGTACAGTGATGGTCCCGTCGCCGTTCCAGTAGGCGAGTGACCCGTCACCGACCGCTGCAAATGAGTCGGTAGGAATGTAGCAGAACCGTTCTACAGTAAATGTGGGCGACGTGATTGCCACCGCCCGATCTTCGACCCAACCTCCTAGCGAGTCGTACACACTGGCTATGACCGTCCCGTTGCCAACATCGAAGAATGCGTGGTAGGCCGGGACGCCAGTGTCGCGAGTAGGAGTAGGGAAGTCGTACCGCCCTGGTGACACAGTGTAACTCGACGCGCCACCCGATGCAGGAGGGGAGTCAGAGATCACGACCTCGCCCGGATGCCCGGTATTACTCGCCACAATGACTCGTGACCCTGGGTAGAATGTCCGGCGCCCGTTGACCCCGACTCGATACTCCGTGTCCCCGCCCACATTCTTCACGACAATCGTGTTCAGCCCCTCGTGCCGCACCACGACTACTTCACGAATGTCTGCTTCCCGCTCGCGACGAGTGTTGAGCAGGGACCGCATGTCGCGGCGGCCTACATCGCGTAGGGCAGCGGAGTGGGAGCCGGTGTGGGAGTCAGACATGGGGGATGCCTCCTGGGGCTGGGGCTGGGTCTCAGAATCGCAACACGGGGTACTGTCGACATTCTACAGTGGTCAGGACTGGTTGCCCAGCGCCGCCAGACCATTGCAGATCACGGATAGACACGTCGTGGTCGAGCCCGGCAGCTTGGACCCGGAGATGAATGGATGGGATGGTCGCGAGCAGGAAGTTGGCCCCGGTCACGAACTTGACGATCATGCTCGCGCCCTCAAGCAATGCGAGTTTGGCTGCAGCCAGAGCCTCGACATCGTTTTCAATATACGGCAAGTTGATGGTGATGTCCTTGCGACGGTACCGGGCTTCAAGATCCGTCGCGACGACGGTAACGTGGATCGTGGACGTGTCTCCGCGTACCGCCTCGACCTTCTGCCCGAGTTCCGCAGACGTGCCATAGAGCGAGGGTGCGTTCTCGTCTACAGGGAGGCGCTCCATCGCGGGTGGTGCGCCATCCTTGGTCTCAGTCGTGCTTGATGACGGTTGCCCGTTGTACGTGTTGTTCACAAATTGAAACACGGTGTGACCATTCTTGCCGTCGTTCTTTTGGTACTCGACTGTCTCAATCCCACTCAGGTCGTAAATCTCGGTCTGGTCCGTGGAGTAGATTCCGCCCGCATACCAATACTTGGCTCCCGGTCGCGCATAGTATGACCGCGTCAAGGTCTCGCGCCGCTTCTCAAACGATATCTCTCCGTCGTCCTCGACAAATGGTTCGACGGTCTCGATGACAGTGACGGTCTCGCGCAGACGTTCATAGGCCCCGAGATCACTGTTGATGCCTTCCCCCGTGCCCAGCGCGTAGCGGCCATTGGCATAGGGTGTCGCGTCGATGGCTGTCCCCGAGGTGACGGTTTTGAGAGACGACTTGGGCGCGTACATTGTCTGGGTGCGCACAACAGAGCCGAGGCGGATACCGTCGCGAGGGGAGCCGGGTATGTGGTCTAGGTCAACGGTCAGTTTGGCTACAGCATTGTACAGTTCCTCACTGACACCCACATACCCTAGTCCAGACGGGATGTCCGCGTAGCCGGGGCGGTTGTACACATTCCACGTCTCGGCGACAGATGTCAGTATGAAACTCTGCGCTAGGTTCAGGCGAGCTTGGGCACCGTCTAGCAACCCCGGCGCCGCGTCGTCTCCGAGGTAGGCAGACTCCAGCGCGGTGCGGATGCTCGCTCCGAACACAATGGTTCCTGTCGCGGGAGTCGCTGGTGCCCCTTCGACAGTGAACGTAAATGTGGTGCCACTCGCTATACCGATGACAAACGACCCGTTGTACTCAGGTTGGATCGCGCCGCTGATATCCGCCACGTCGCCATCAGCAAGGGCAGTAGTAGACGCAACTGTCGCTGTGGCAATCGACCCAGACCGAGTGATGGATGTGATCGAGATAGGCGACAGGGCCGTGTACAGGTATCGCGCAGCCAATTCGTTGTACCACTCGTATGTCTCCACACGTTGGTACAGCAACACACCACAGCGATAGATTCGATACACGATGACCTGCTTCTCAATCCGCTCGATGATGGACTGAGTAGGGACAGTCAATGGGTCGAGTGTCGCGTCCACATGTTGTACCTGAGTCTGATACACCGGAGCAAATACCCGCTTGATCGTGGTGATGAGTACCGGGGGCGAGGTCAGTCCACACGCATCTTGTAACTCTTGCTTGCTACCTGTGATCGTGACTCGTGTTGGGGGATCGTGGGGCGGCGATATCGTCACAGTTGCAACGGCCAAGATGTCCTGCTCGGTCAGTGTGTACAGGGTCGAGTCAGGGTCCGGTGGGCCGATTGCGGGGTTGACGACCCACCCAGTCGTATCCCAGTTGAGTTTCCGCCCCTCGCTGTCCCATACCTCTTGAGTCTTGTCCAACGGGTTGACATCGACAAGCTGGAGTTCCTTGTAGCATGTGTTCATCGGGTGGAGCTTGAACTGGGACTCTCCGACAGAGGTCAAGAGCCGTTGCCCAATCTGGTCACGACGGAGCCCGTGGCCAGGGCCTAGTACCAGTGACCCGATCCGTCCATCGTACCGCCCACCACGGTCTACCCCGCTGAATGTCTGGATGTAGCCAGACGGGCTGACATTGATTGTGCCTGGGTCATCGACAATCCCACCAGTGATAAGCGGGGTGAGGTGGACACCAGTACTGGTACGCAGAACCCCGTACACGGTCACTGTGCCAAGCCCGATGGGCGATCCTAGTGTGTTGAACACGTTGCCGAACACCCCACTCGGTGTCCGCAGGGCACAGGTAAAGGCCCAGTTCTGCAACAACTGGTCAATGGACCGGTGTACAGTCCACGACTGCACAAGATCGGTAATCAGGACAAGTCGGCCCGCGACGTAGATCCCGATACCAGGGCGCTGTACCACACCCGCTCGTGGTCGTGCTCCAAGTTCGATGGTCACGTCCAGAGCGAATTCGCCAAACGCTGCAGACTCCTCGGGTGATCCAGGGCCGAGCAAATACGCGACTCCAGACGCGACTGCGCCCTCCGCAGTCGATGTCAGTAGGGCCTGGTGGTATAACTCAGGCATCGAATACTCCTGAGATGATCTCGTCCAGTCGGCAGGTGATCTCTAGACGGTTGAACGACTCGTAGGTGTGCTTGAGGGATGCCACGAGGACACGATGGAGTGGCGTGTAGAACACAGTGATCTCACCAGTGTTGTTGGCCGTGACCGTCTGTACCGCCACGTCCGCAGCAGATGGCGTGTCGACACCGTCAAGCAGGATACGCACGGGGTAGAGCCCTACGGTAATACCTGTCACGACATCGTTCGCGATGGGACGGCTCAGAGTGTAGGTCGAGCCCGATGTGGCGAGGAAGGTGTCACAGACACGGAACCCGGCACAGAAGTCGACCGGGGTGCCTCGCGACTTGGCGGCGAGGATGCGCTCATAGTCGGCTTGGACACCAACGGTCCAGTGCAGATCGAACGGGTAGGCTTGCTGGAGGGACGGCGCCTTAGACCCGGTGTACAGGAGTTGGATGATGGAGCCACCGGCTAGGTTGGGCAGGACAATCGCGTTGTTGGCAGGTTCCCAAGCGACAGGGGCTGCGGTCGCGGAATCGAAATACGAACCATCGAACCACGGGCGGTCGACAGGGTTCTGATACTGCGGGTCAAAATAACCAACTCCAAGTTCGCTCATCCGGTCGCCCCTGTACGCAGTGCAAGTCCAAGGTCTACACCGTTGACTTTAGCCGCCATGACGTTGATACCGTTGTTGATGGACTTGAGCAGAGCCAACGACAGTGAGGAGTCCGTGGCAAGAGACTGGAGATTCTGGTTGTTGAGCCCACTCCCGCTACCTCCACCACTACCACCGTTGGGCGGTGGAGGAGCAGGAGCAGGCAGCGGCACTCCGTTGAACCCTGCGTTGTTTGGACGGCCTACAGGAGTGAACCCACCTAGTCCGCCGGGTCCGCCCACGGTAGCCCCAGCGTCGCCACCAATAGCCCCGTGGTTCAGGCCGCTGAACTTGTGTACGGCTCCGGTCTTGACCGCCCACAGGATGGCCCCGTCCAGTCCGACGATCTGGTAGTCATCACGGAACCCTTGGACTCGACCAGGGATGAACACGCCATGGAGGAACACCCCGATGATGTTTTCAAATGGGCCGGTGTGTTGTGGGGGACCGCCGATAGCACCAGGAGGGGCATAGGCGATGCCGTCACTGAACGCGGACTGTAGAGTAAGCGTCCCACCGCCTGTGCGAGACCCTGCGGAAGGTGTTCCTCGATTGATGAAGTTATGGCCTTCGACTCCGGCATCGTTGCCCAACTGATCGCGTTGCGGGTTAGACGGATCAACACGAGGGTCATAAAAACTGGTACTAGCCGCTGTCGCGGCTGTAGTGGTAGCCCCTGCACTCACAGCCTGCGCGACCGCGTTGTACGCCCCAGCGACTTTGTTCAGCCCAGCCGCTAGACGGTGCGCGGCATCGGCCTCGGTTTGCAGTAGGGTCTTTTCAGCCATGATCTTCACCTGTCGGGTTTGTCGGGTCTATCGGTCCTGTTGCGGGGTTCGCATCTGTACCTGTGTACTGACCCCCTGGTGTGATTTGGTTGTTGATCGCCCACGGAGGTAGACCACCGGTCCATACCTTCTGTACTCGCCTACCCCCCGATTTGGCTGCAGCACTGTGCGCCTCTTGTGCCGCGTTCTTTGCCCGAGCCGCCTTGATCGCGTCTTGGACTCTATCGTAGAGACGCTGAGCTTGGGCCATGAGTTCGTCTACAAAGTCCGCAAGGCTTAGTTCCGGGTGCGGGCCGGGGATAGCCACAGTATCCGACGACGACGCCTCTCGGTCAAAGTCAGACGGGAGTCCACCTGCCTGATTGGTATTGATCGGCACGGGTCTATAGCCCTCCAGCCCCAGCCAGCAGACTGCGCAATACCACTAGCGAGTCATTGGTCTTGTCCACAATCGCTTTCATTTCGCTGAAAGACGTGACCGCGAGCTTGATCGACGCAACACCTTTCTCGCCAATCGCCTCCATATTGTCTCTGAGTTCAACCACATCCCCAACGAGCTTCTTGCGCCCACCCTTCTTGTCTGCATCGTCAAACACTTCGTTGAAGTTGACCGCCTCCCCCTTCGCATCGGCGAGCGCGGTCTTGAGTTTGGTCGTGTCGATGCCTGCCTGGTCAAGTTGGTTCGTCACGTCCTTGAACGCGTTCGCGATGGAGTCAACACTAGCTGTACCTTCGGTGCCGAGTTGCTGAGCGCGGTTCAACGCATCACGTAGCAAGTCACGTTGACCTTGGGTGAGGTCCGCGAGCTTCGGCCCGATAGAGCCCAGCAGATCATTCAGCGCGGCATTCAGGTCGCGTGTGCTGACAACGGCCTTGTCTGTAGCACCTTTGTACTTGCTGCCAAACTCGTCAATCTTGTCTGTCAGGTCTCCGATCAGTTGGTCTAGTTCCGAAATCCGGTTCAGATCCTCGACACTCTGTACCGACTGACCTTCCAGCTTCTTCTTCTCTTCTAGGAGTTTGGCTAGTTCCTCGCGGTCCTTGTTCTTGTCCCCGCCTCCTGCCTTGTCTAGCGCCTTGACCAAGTTGGCGATCTCATCGACAGTCGACTGTACCGCCGCGTTGGTTTTCTTTGCCGCCGCGACTGCGCTGTCCGACGTGACTCCCCACGCCTTCGCTACCAGTTGCAGATTCGCCGGGGCTTTCTGCCCGATGACTTCATACCGGTCTAGCTGGTCATTGAGTTCGGCCTTGATCTTGTCGGACTGTTCGACGGTGGCGGTGCCGGACTTGGCAACCTCCTGGGCGTAGTCAATGAGCGCGGTTGTGGTGTCTGCGAGATCCTTTTGCGACCCGCGCACAGAGTCACGGATCGCCTGTTCTTTGGCTTTGGCGGCAGCCGCAACACGAGCGGCTTCGGACTCAGCCGCCTGAGCTACCTTGTCCGCCTCCTCCTGCGCGGCAAACGCAACCTTGACAGCTTTCTCCTCAGCAGCCCTGATTGCGTCCTTTGCTTTATCGTCTTGAGCAGTCCAGACCGCGATGATGCGCTGAACCTCAGCTTCGGTACGTACTGCCTCGTCAACTGCAGCAGCAGCCACGAGGTCGGCTTTGTGCTGCGCTGCACGGGCTACCCTATCTGCTTCTTCCTCTTGAGCAGCAGCTACCTCAGCAGCGCTAGTCAAGAGGTCAATATTGGCTTGGGCAATCTTCTCTGTAGCCTTTTCCGCAGCGTCGACTCGGCGCTCGGTCAGCTTTTCGATTTCAGCGGCGGCTAGGCTCTGGGCTTTTGCCGATGCGATTGCCGCCTTGTCCCCTTCGCGTGCAGCTTCTGCAACGCTACGTAAAGCGTCTACTGTCTTGTACAGCGCTGCTGGGATCTCTATGCCATTCTTCTTGAGGGTTTTCTCGTCCTCAAGCAACTTCTCCCGGATCGCGTGGCGCTCGACATCTGTAGCGCCAGCCTTCGCGAGAATGGTTTTAGCTAACTCAAGATTGACGGATACATTCGCGTTGGCTACTGCAGCAGCGGCTTGAGCAGCGTCTGTGAGACTGTTAAGAGCAACCCGCTGCTGCAACTGCCGCTCGGTTATTGAACTAGCATCGACTCCCCAAGCTTGGTAGAGGACACGTAGTCGTGCTATCCCGGCTGACAGTGCATTGAGAGTAACAATGGCAGGATTGAAACGTGAGAGTAGTTTAACTGGGTCATCATTAAGATTCTCTAGAGCATCGTGTAGAGCAAGGGTCTGTTCTGCTGTGTCCCCTTGCGTAGACCCAAAAGCTAGCAGGGCAGTCCCTGCCGTCTTTACACTCTTCTCAATAGCGAGCAAACTCTCATGCAGTGCCGCCAAGATCGCAATACGAATACCAATCCGTTCTGCCATCTTCTCAATATCAATGTGAGCCTTCTGCGCACCCTGACTCACATTCAGCAGTGCCTGCGCCGCCTTCGCGCCTACCACCCCTACCTGCTGGAGTGGAGGTTGCGCTGCCAGAGCCTGCTTGCCCAGGTTCGCAAAGTTCTGCCCCGCGCCGCCAGCCGCCTGCCCTGCCTGCGGCAGGACTTGAGCCGCACCCTGAGCGCCAATACCAACTTTGGTGACGGCTTGTGCGGCCTGTACAGCAGCTTGGTCCACCTGAGTAATGGCGGGGACTGCGACCTTGGCGGCCTCTGCAACTTGGGCCAAGGCAGCGCGGGCCTCAGCAAACTGCTTAACCATCGCCCCGCCACCTAGACCAGCCTTCTGCGCGACCTGTGCTCCTCGGGCACCGCCTAGAGCAGCCTCTAGCTGCTCAATAAGCAGCAACAACTTCTGTACCTCGGTCTCGGCAGCCTTGGCACTCTCTTCAATCCCCTGACCCGCATCCCGCGACGCAGCCAACACCGTCGCCGCATTCTTGACGTTGACGATCTGCTTCTGGAGGTCGTTCAGACCCCCCTTGGCCGAATCCGCGTCGAGTTGTACTCGGATTTTGACTTCGTCAGCCATTAGAGGGGACTCCTAAAGAGGAGAGCGGAGAGCAGGGAGCCGAGAAGGTATTGCAACTGGGGACTGGACAGTACTCGCGGCCCAGCCCCCAGGATATTCGGTACTCAGGCTAGCTCGTCGCCATGATCGACGACGTAATATCGTTGCGAATCTCTGCGGTCCAGGCATCCGACCAGGTGTCACCATCATAGGTGTACGCGCTGTCCGGCACACCAGCGACCCCGGTCAGGGCTTCCTTGCGGTCCTTGCCCCCCGCTGCGGGGCTGAACGCGTTGCCTTCAAACGTGACAGCCGGGAGCACGAACCGGGTACGGAAGTCCTTACCAGAAATCCCGATCTCGGTATCGAGCGGCGCTTCGATCACGACCGGCAGAACGGTCCCGAGCAAGAGCGCGTTCTGCAGATCGCGGTCCTGGATCTCGCGAGTCGGCTTGATGGTCGCGGACACCTGACCGCTGATTCGTGACGTGGCCGACTGCCGACCGTAGGTGTTCTCGATGCGCGAGACACCATCGGTAGCGAGTTCCAAGCTCCAACCCTGCTCAGTGATCTCGTTGTCGTTCAGGATGAACGTGACGTTGACCGAGGAGCAAGGCCGCTGGACACCGAGAGATGCAGACCAGGAGGCGATCTTGCTCAGGATCTGCCACACGTCGTTGGCAGAGGCTGTGTAGCCAGTCGGCCAGTACGCTCGGATCTGCTCGGCCACGACACCGATGCGCCGGTCTACCTCGTCCACGAGTTCGTTGTAGACCCGGCTGTGGTAGCCCGCGACGAACACGTCAGAGGTGGCGCCGAAGGAGGCAGCGGTCCCGATTTTGCCGCGCATGAGACCCGCACTGATGTACTTGATGAAGATGTCGCGGTCCACACCGTCAGCAGCGAGGTTGCCTTCCCAGAACTTGGTCAGGACGGGTTTGGTCGAGCCGCTACCGGCCGTCTGGGTGACTGCGCCATGGAGAGTGAACTCACCGACTGCAAGAGCGATGGCAAGGTCGAAGTTCTGGTTGGGCTGGGCGCCGAACGTCATGGACTTGACCGCGCAGTCGTGGAAGCGGAACGGGATACCTTGGTCGTAGTCCTCACAGATCGACAAGCGCGGGGACGCGGAGGTGGTCTGAGAGGCGCCGAACAGCCACCGGTTGTAACCGTAGATGGAGTAGACCGGGGTGCCTGTGGCGGGGGTAGCTGGGGTGTTGGCTACCGTGTAGGTGAAGGTCGTGCCGGTCGCGACCGTGATCGTGAACCGGCCATTGTAGTCTGTCTGCGTTGCCCCGGTGATCCAGAGTTCGTCACCGGAAGTCAGAGCAGCAGTAGATGCGACGGTCGCGGTAGCTGTGGCACCCGATCGCGTGATGGAGGTGATGGTGATGGTTCCGCTGACCGTGTACTTGCGAGCCAGATTGGCCAGCGACAAGAGCCCCATCGGATCGCTCAGATCCCAGTCACCCATGTCTTGGGTACTGTCCGGCGCCGTGATCTTCCCCAGCATGCGCTTCAACACGTCGATGCTGGAGTTGAGCGTGCGCTGGGCATAGGTCGTCGGGTTGATGCTCAGAGGGCCGAGGTTCGACCGGTAGTCGTGGTACAGGCTCATGTCGATCACGGGCACACCGACAGTCGGCTGTGGCGCGACACGACGCTTGGTGACGATGGGATCGCCAATGGCTGAGTTGTAAAATGGCTGTGTCACGGTGTGTCTCCTGTGTCGAGTGCGTGTGCGTGTGTGAGCATGAACATGTTGACAATGTAGCTATTCTAACTCACTTCTTGGACTTGGCGTCGGGGGAGGCCGAGGTGGCCGGGGTGGCCGGGGAGGGAGAGAGGGTGTCCTCGGCAACCTTCACCGCCGCGTCGTGAGCGGCAACGGCCTTGGCTGCAGCGGTGGCTGCAGCAGTCGTGTCAGCAGCCGTGCGAGCCGCCCACTCGGCGCGTTCGGTAGCTGCCGGGGACGGAGTCAGCTTGTAGCCGTCCTGCTCAAGAAGCAGGGCTCGGGCATGAGTCAGTTGCGCGGTGTGGCTCAGAGTCGCAGTGAGTTCGCTGATCTGACCGTTGACACGGACATGACCACCGCACTGAAAGGTCTTGCCGATCTCAGCACAGTGAATGGTCCCACCGCGTGTGTCGAACAGGCGCTGGGTTGCGGTGACGGTATAGGTACTGACTTGAGTCTGGTCCATGGTAGATGGTCTCCCTCGGGTCGGTAGTCGGTTAGCTATGGACTAGCTAGCGTCACGTTCTCGTTCTTCTGTGTGCTCGCGAGATCGTACATTGTAAAGATCCACGGCACACGGGTATTCCAGATCGCTCGACCGGTCTTTTCGTCAGGCTCAACAAACGCCGAGATGTTGCCGGGCCGTGAGTAATGTGCGATGCCAAATGGCTGACCACCTGCAATCCGCACCTTGAACACACCTTGTGAATGCAGGTACTGCTGGAACCAGCCAATCAAGGTGTGGATCGTAGGGTAGCCATAGGGGACCGTTGTACATTCAAGCGCGTTCTCGGCGATGCACATGTCGATGACGGTCTCGGACTTGGCAACGTCACCGGGGCCATAGTCGATGCGGGTCGTGCCAGGGTTGATCTTGAGCGTCGGGAAGTCTCTCCAGTCAAATATCGGGAAGCGCTCGTAGTAGTCGATGCGCTTGCTGAATATGGATGTGAGGAAAGACTCGGCACGGAAGCGCCGAACGAGTTCGTGACAGAGGAGGTCAACAGGACCGCGCAAGTCACCCATCGTGAAGTCAGGAATGGGGTCTGCGGTCGCGGTCGCAGGGTCAAGCCCGAGGTTGCGGAGTTCTTTCCACATAGCGTCTCAGGACACCCCTTGAGAGTTGGACTCACCAGTGACAATCGAGTGTTCTAGCATGTGGATCATACGATCTACGACTTCGGTGCCTATGCCAACACGTCGAGGAGCGATGGTCAGACCCGCGAGTAGTCGACGCGCAGACAGCCACACGTTGTAGGTCAGCCCGAGGAAGAGTTGCATGCTGAGACGCCCACCGCGAGCGGTGCGGTTACGGGCGCGGACAACTGTGGGACCGTACGACTGGAACACGCCAGCGCGGGGGTTGATGTCCGCGTCAACACCGATGCTGACCGAGGTGGGTGTGATGGATTCGGTAGACCCGGCGCCGACACCGGTCCAATCAGCGCGTAGACCACCAGACTTGTTGAGTGGGGGGCTACCACCTTCGTAGGAGCCAAATGGCCGTGCGCCGCCCCAAGATCGGTCGCCCCCGAGGCCGAATTCGACACCGCGCTGGAAGGCGTCATCGGCAGAGCCGGGGCCATGGCGCAGGATGCGCACGGCAGCAGAGCCTGCGTCGCCAGCAAATGGGTTAGCGATGCGTTCGCCCATCTGACGTAGATGGTCAGACAGGCTGGCCGAGTCAACAGTGATGTTTACACGCATGGGGGCGTAGGCATAGGCCGAGTCTACGGTTCACTCAACAACAGGGACTACGACCACTTCGCGCATGTTGCCGTTCGCCCCTACAAGTGCGGGGATACGCCACAGAGCGATTGTCCCTGCGACAGTCTTGGGGACTTTGGTGGGGCCGTTGATCTCCCCTTGGTGCGCGTCGGACAAGAGTGGGTTGGTCGCTGCTGTCGCCATGACGCGCGACCGGAACCACGAGCCGACCCATTCGATGACTGCTGCACGGATGTCACTGGGGCAGTCTGTGGTGCCGTTCCCAAATCCTCGTGTGTAGGTTGCGCGGATGTTGTTGTAGCCTGGAGGCCAGCCACGAGACGCGCCCGATCCAACCAGACTGTCGTCCGCAGCGGAGAGTTCTGCAGCAGAGGACACTAGCTCCGGGAAGATAGTAACTTGCCGCCCTACACGCTCATAGCTGCCCGACGTGAAGTCAATCCAGTCAAGCGAGCCAGCAATGCGGTACGACATGGTGAGGGCAGTTGTTGGAGACACATCGTAACTGAGCCAGAGAGTACGACGCCCAGCCCCGGACATGGTCTCGTAGACCTGTTGCGCCGCCCCGAAGTACCGATTCGTCTCGCGTTCGATAGCCGCGACGACTTGAGTCTCCATGGCTGTCAGGACGGTATCTTGGTCCGTATCGCCATCGGGAAGATTCAGGTGGAGTTTGAGGGTCGCAAGAGTAATCATGGTCGGGGGTCAGTGGTCCGTGGTCCGTATTCACTTCTTCGACTTATGGACAGCCTTCTTCGTAGCAGGCGCAGGCACAGGCGATGGCTCTGGCTCCGACTCTGGCTCCGACTCTGGCTCCGGCTCCGACTCCGACTCCGGGGCCACACTCGCAGCCTTCACAGCCTTCACAGCCTCTGCAGCCTCTGCAGTCGCCGCCGCTACCCGTTCTGCTTGGCCACTATTCGCCATGGACAACGCTTCCGCTTCCGTGGCCATGAACACATCGCCACGCATAAGGAACCCCGCATTCATCCCTGGGCCAAACATGCGCTTGATCTTGACCCGCATCTTCACGCTACGCACGTCTGCCACGATTTCACCATTCTCGATCCTCATAGACACCCCCTGTTCGTCAGCCAGACCAATGTACTCGGACTTCAAACGACGGTCAGGGGGAGGGATATCAGCACGGGAGATGTGGATACCGGATTCATCATTCGGTATAGCGACTGTGTCTCCCATTGGCTGTGTACCCTCCCCCTGACTGTGGACTGACTATGGACTATGGACTATGAGCTATCGACTACGGGCTCGGGGCCGTGTCGAGGTCGATCACGACGAACGCGTTGGGCAAGTACCACTCTGCGTTCATGCGCTCTTCGGCCAAGATGGTCACGAGGTTGCTGGTGAAGTCCGACGCGTGCTGGTCGGCCAGACGGATGTTGGCGGCCTGACGGTCGCGGATCGCGCACGCCATGGCAAAGTTGCCAACGACCGCATCACCAGCCTGCATGCCGTTGCTGACGACCAACGGGATGCGCCAGATACGGATGCCGTCGCCACCACCGGGCTGCGGGGTCGCAGCGAGGATGTACTCGCCGGTGGACGCCTTGGTGGTCTCGATGTCCTCCCAGTCGTTCGGGTTGATGATGGCCGCGTCAGCTTCCGGGGCCTCAACCACCTGGGTCAGAGTCATCGCACGACGGATCGCGTCGAGCTTGGTGTCGGAGACCGGGCCACTGGACCAAGCGTAGGACTGGGTGCCGGAGAGGGTCATCAGACCTTGGATCTGCGGCGTGGTGCCCGTCGCGTAGAGCAGGGCCTCGTCCTCTCTGCGCTTCAAGCCGTAGGTCAGATCGCCGTCGATCTGGTTACGGAGGGAACCGAGGTCATCGAGGACTTGGCGACTCGCCTTGATGAAGTGCGCGATCACCTGGACAGGCGCGATGACTTCCTCGTAGTACAGCTTGGCTTCGGGCTTGGCATCGCCCTCAGCAACGAAGTCAGCAGCACCGTAGTTGTTGAGGCGCCGCATGACCAAGGTGCCCGACGCGGATCCGTTGGACTGGTCAGCGATGGTGTAGGTGAACACGGTGGTCGAGGTGACAGTGATCTGCTTACGACCGTTGAAGGCCGCGACCGACGCCCCAGCGATCAGGACGTAGTCACCGGTCTTGAAGCCATGTGCGGCGGCTGCGGTCACAGTCGCCGTGGTGGTGGCAGTGGTGATGGACGTGACCGAGGACGCAGTCGCGGGGCTGAACCCGTACTTGCGGAGATACGCCGTGGACGGGGCCGAAGTCCCGATGACGGGCATCAGGTCACGCATGCGAAGGGCGCGGCCAGGGAGCGGGACGATGGACGGACGCCAGTCGGGACGGATGAAGTTCAGGGTCTCAGTCGTGACCAAGGACTTCTGACCGAGGGCCTGGAGAAATGCCTTCTCTTGGAGACTTGGGCCATGGAACGACTTGGCCGAGACACCGGGGAGCCCGGAGACCGTGTTGCGCGAGAGCGTGCCCATGAACAGGTCACGGTTCTCAGCGACGACCTCGCAGAACTTCTCGCCGAGAGACTTGGCAGCTTCCTTCTCCTCGTCGGAGGCAGGGCCACCAAACCCGAGACCGCCACGCTGGGCCTTGAGTTCGTACTCGTCCAAGCGCTCGGTGAGCTTGGCGATCATCGCCTGACCGTCGATCAGGGCCTGCTGGCGATTGGCTTCGGCAGCTTCAAGGGCTTTGGCAGTCTTTTCCGTCGACACGCCATTGGCCTTGATCTCGGCCTGCTGGGCATCCAAGAGAGACTTGATCTCCTTGGCACTGCCGTTGACTGCCTCAGAGAGTTCCTGAAGCACCTTCATTTCTGGGGTGGGTTCCATGGTACGACTCCTTGTTGAGTACAGCGTTGGCTACTACCTGCGCCCTCTGTTGCCCTTCGTCGAGTTACCGTGCAGCGATGTTTCCGAATGTACGGACCGCTTGCTGCAGTCCGCGCATGGCCGACTCCCGCAACAGAGGGGCAATGACCGAGTCCACGTCCAGAGACTTGACAGCAGCGGATAGGTTCGCTGCACTCGTCTGGATGGTGCGCTGTGAACTGGTACTAGCCGACTCAAGGAGTGTAGATGGGTCAATGTTCTGGTCGCGTAGAGACTTCATGTTGTCCATGCTCGCCATGATCGAATCGTAGGCGGTGTTCAGCATGGTGAGTTCTGAGGGAGTGAGACGATCCTTCGCTTGGAGCCCGCGCAGGTACGACGACAACACGTCGATGTAGTCGTAGATCGAGTAGTAGCTGCAGTCACCGACTGTCTTGACGCCGAGTACCATCGCTTCGGGGTTACACGCGAGATCGGGGTCGACTGGGCCAAACTCAAACAGCTTGACCTCGCGCAGGTTACGTGTCCCGTCGTCGGAGAAGTCAACCTTGCCTTTGACCGTCGCGTACTTGAACGAGTAGGTGTTGAGGCTGGTGTCGCGCATGAGTTCCAGCTTCTCATCGCCAAGTGGAGTCTTGCTCACACGCGCCACGGTCAACAGGCCCTTGGTGTCCTCCACCGCGTGAATGGGCTTGCCGATGAGATCCTGGTGGTTGTACTTATACGCGCACTTGCCCTCGGACATCGGGCCGCGCTGCAGAGTCATCTTGAACGCGCCTGGGTGGACAATGTCGTCGATACGATCCTTGACACCGAACACGGAAGCGTAGGCAGTGACCTCTCGCTTGTCGGGGTTCACCTGGGTCTCAACTGTGATGGATTTAGTCAGCACGGTGGGTGACCTCCAGCAAGGACATGGTCAGGGTCAGACTAGGATCAAGGGCGGGTCTAGTACACATGTACATAGAGTACCACATTACACGCTAGGGGTTGTGGTAGTAGGTGTAGCGGCTACCTGTTGTAGTAACAAGGCTGTAGCGATGAGAGCACTGTCGACGGACTTTCCCGACTGGTTCGGGTTGGCTGTCGAGGGTGAGTTGGGCGTGCCGAGAGGGGCCGGGTCGCCACCAGCAGGCATGCCACCGACGCCAGTCTCCCCACCCGCTGCGTTACCGGCTGTGGTTGGGGTCGCCGCATCAGCAGAGCTTCCATCTGGTGCCACTCCCCCCTTGACTGGCGGGTAGCTCACATCGTCATTGAGGTACTTGGGCAGGCCAACCTTGGTGCGCTCGTTGGCGACTGTGCCGGGGACACCGGTCTGGACCAGGGTGCGGAAGTCCGCGACGGCACGAGTGAACTGGACCTTGAGGGCCTTGACCTCGGACAAGTCGTAGGTGACACGGAGGGTAGACGACTCCTCGCGAGAGATCAGCCCGAGGTTGAGCGCGTCTCGGATCACACCGAGTTGCGGGATCACACCGGCTTCCCACATGTACTCGATGGAGGCAGACAGGTTGGAATAGGTCGCGGAGGTTGGGTCAAAGATGGACGGGAGGACATCGAACGGGGCGCATATCTCACGCACGTTCCATTCGCGGCTCGCAAGATAGTCGAGTTCCTGTGGTGTGAGTGCGAGGCGCAGGAAGTGTGTACCGTTGGGCAAGACCAGTGGCTTGCCCTTGAGGTCTTGACTCCAGCGCACGTCGAGAGCCTCCTGGGTCTCGATCAGTTGCTGTGGGGTCTTGATGTTCTGGTCTGTGATGACCGCAGGGGGCATGTTGTTGTTGTTGGCCAAGCTGCGATTGGCCCGGACCATCGCCACGTCGGCATCGACCGTGTAGGCGAGAGACTGTAGCGGGGACATGCCCCAGTACGGGTTGAGCGGGTTCGGGCGCTGCGCATGGATGACCATGTCCACAGGGATGTCTTTTGTCCCTTGCTTCTCTTGGATGCGGAAGTATCCTACTTGGTTGCCAGACTCGTCCACGATGTTCTCAGCGCGGACGGGGTTGAGCGGCCAGAGTTCACGATACCGCCCACCGGCGCGGAGTTTCTTGAACAGAGCATTGCCGCCAGTGTCGAGGTGCATGGACTGGAAGTGCATCAGGTAGTTCGATGACATCTGCTCGTTGGGGCGGCTCAGCAGGAGTTCTAGGGAGTGGCCGTAGTCCCGCTCCCACTTGTGCGCGTTGGCGGCACGGCCTGTGCGGCGCTCCACGATCCAAGGCACGCTAGCTACACCTTTGGCTCGCATGTCGATGCAGGAGTAGACCCAGGAGCAGACTTGGAGACCTTGGGTGATAGCGCGTTCACCGTCCCACGGGCCTTTTGGCAAGACCGCGCCCGGAGCAGTGTACCCGAGCCAATTGGCCGGGGTGGGTCGGGTCTTAGCAAATGGATCGCCCATGATGGGTGGTCTCCAGACTGTGGGAAATTGGCAATTGGATAGGCACCATGTTACAGGGTTTACCGGTCACAGGTCACAGGTCACAGGTCACAGGTTCTCGTGTGTGTCGGGGTGCTTGAACCAGTCTGTAGGGGGGTTGTTAGCGCCCCCCTCTTTGACGATGGTCCACAGAGGGACGATACCTCCAGAGAGCAGGAGACCGAGACCGATCCAGACTGTAGCTAGCCCCCACCAGATAGCAAGGAGTGGGACCGCGATGAGTAACCAGCCGCCGATGTAGGCAGCGAGGCTGAACTTAGCTTTGGTATTGAGTCGTGACATTGGAACATGCCTCCTGTACATGGTACGAGGTACGAGATTCAGGCTGCTACGCTCGCTGCATTAGCCAGCCTCTTGCGCCGCTCCCCGGCTAAGTCCTTCCACCACTCCAGCCGCACACCCCCAGCGAGTCGGTTGTACCCACCAGAGATCGCGTCCACATCGTCGTCCATGGTGGGGAATGCTAACAGTCGCAGGATCAGGGCCTCGTTCCACGGGCCACGTACCATGCGGAAGTTACCGGCTTCGGCTTGGGACCGCCACGGGGCGGATCGTACACGCTTGTCCCCAGACTCGGAGGCAGAGTAGGTCGCATACTTGGCCATGGCCCGTACAAATGCGGCGACTTGGGCCTTGCCTGCAGCGGCTGGGTCTTGGGCGATACATTGTTCGACTGTGTTGCCATACAGAGCACAGTCGAGGTCGGCAGCTTCCAGTAGTCTCTGGTCGCGTTCGTGCGTCCCCCACTGACCGGCTGCACAGTGCTCGATGTAGTAGATACCGTCCTTGGTCGAGAGCCGGATAGACGAGGTGTAGTCGCCACCGTCGGCTGTCGCTGCCAGGTCAGACCAGCGGAGACGGAGGGCATCACGCGGGACCGTGTTCCCTTCCACAATCGGGAACCACTCGCGGCGGATCAGCCCGGTATCCTTGACCTTCCAATTGGCGTCGAGTAGGCGGGCGCGGTCAATGGGGGGCATGGCGAGGAGCTTGGCGCGATAGCTCGGATCAGCCACACACAGAATCGCGTTGTCAGAGAGCTTGGCTGGAATGAACGTGAGCGAAATGGGTTGCACGTCGATCTCGGGCATGCCTTGGCGGACAACAAACTCATCCATGATCTCTTGTCGCGTGTCAGCCCAGTGTAGTTGGCCGTTCATGCGCACGAACCAACGGATAACACCAGAACGCTCGGGGATCGGATACCCGGTTGCTTGGTCAATCCACCACGAGATGAGTCCAGCGACAAATGAATCTGGATCGGGGTTGACTGTGGCACGGACGTAGGGGGGGACTCCACAGGTAGAACGGTTGCGACTCTGCATGTACCAGAACATCTCTTCCTCGAAATCCTCAAGCTGGTCGAAGCCGATGAGGGGGATCTGGGCACCCTTCCAGTCGAGTCGGTTCTTGATGTGCTCCATGTGGGAGAACTTGACTTGGGCTCCAGATGGGAATGTCCAGTCAAGGACTTGCTCGCGGGGGGCACCACCGACGAGTGAGTAGATATTGAAACTCTCGTCCCACAGTGCGCCAGGGCCTCGGAGTTGAGGAGTCGACCGGCGAAAGATCAGGGCACGGTACTTCGGGTTCTTGATATGACGTAGGGTTTCAAGGAGGAGCCCAAATGTCTTACCGCCGCCTGCAGCACCACCATAGATCGCAATGTCGGCGGGTGTGGACAGGAACTCTACCTGTGGGCCTGGTTGCGGAGTCAGGCGGACTTGGGCAGGCTGTGCAACCGTCTCTTTACTCGACATCGAGTAGCTCGCCTTCTTCGGCTGACCCTTGTTCGTCAGGCGGGACCATGCTGCTCGTCAACAGGGCTACTGTCTCTCGACCATTCGACGGGAGTTCGACAATGGTAAACAGGGCCTCGCCGTCCTGCCCCGTGTGTTGGACTTCCTGGGCGGGTTTGCCAAATGCTCGATCCAAGATGGAGTTGGCCGCAAACATGCGGTCACTGTCTTTGGCCCCATCGTGGACATTCTCGCCAAGGCAGGCAGGACAAAACATCCGTGCGGGGCTGCCTGTCTGGAAGAAGAACCTGTGGCCGCAGTCGTCACATACACGCTTGTCGCGGATTTCGACAAAGGTGAGCAGGGATCGCTTACCTTCGGTCGCGGCGAGACTCTTGAGGAGTTCCGCACGGGCGCGGATGACGCTGACTTTGAGCGAGCGTTGGCCCGCGTTGGTACGGTCTGGAAGGGAGACAGGTGGAGTAGGGACAAGGGCGGGGACGAGGGCGGGGGCGGGGAGGGGGGCTGTGGCACAAGACACGGCTACAGCCCCAGCGTTGTCAGAAGCCCCGATGGACGGGGTCTGGGTCCGGGTCTGGCTCCGAGTCCGGGTCCGGGTCGTTGGCTTGTGCTTGGCACTCGACTTGGGAGACATGGCTATGGGCGCTCTGTAGACTTTGTGGGTATAGCTGTGGACGACGCCATACGAGAGATACCGAGCCGGTATTCGATGACAGACAGGCGGCGGTCGGTAATCGGTGAGCCCTCTGACTTGACTTGCTCAAAATCCCGACGGAGATTGGCAACTTCGGTCTCGACAGCTACTCGATCACGGGCTGCGTCAGCGCTACGGTAGCGATCCGCTGCGCTCTCGGATACCTTGACCGTCAGCGAGGACAGGCGCTCTGTCATCGTCGCCGCCCACCAGATCCCAGCGCCCGACTGCGCGACGAGAAATATCAGGATGGCCGCGTTCAAGTTCACGCTGACGGACTTCTGGGCTTCGACTTGCACCACGGCTCTACTCCACGTCCTCTTGATTCGTCATCGCCACGCCGAGCTTCTTCGTCGCCAGGCGCAGGGCGTCGGCCAGAAGTTCAGCGGCGTGTTCGGCGTGCCGGCGCTCCATTCCGCCCGCCACCATGTGATCCATGAGCGCGAGCTTTTGCGCTCCGGGCGGGCAGCAGGCACCAAGTAAGCAGCAGATCGGGCCTCCGGGCATCGTCGCATCCTCCTAGTCAATCGCCACGCGTCATCGCTTGGCCCTAGTCAATCGGCACTCGTCACTAGTCACTGGCCCTAGTTATCTGCAGGTATCTTCTTTCGGTCGCCACCAGCCGTGTAGAGCAGGACACTGTTGAGCGCCTTATTCTCTTTCAGCAGGGCCTCTAACTTCTCATTCACCCCACGGATATCATTGCTGGTATTCACTTGCCAGACTCGGGCCTCGTCCTTCCAGTCCTCTAGCGTCTTGAGCCGCATATCCTGCCGGTCGTCGCGAGCCGTGATCGCTGTACGCTCTGTGTCCCACTTACCGTATGAAGCGCCGAAGCCAAACACGGCAAGCAGGATCGCGATTGCAGCGGTGATGCTCAGCCCGAGACGGGTTTTTTCATTCAACACGGGTTCTGGCATTGTGGCCCTCGTGGCTGAGCGGTCAGAGATATCCGCAACGCGTAGACGATCTCCAGATGGAGGATTGTTGATACCCATGCGCCGCCTTACCCTCTCCAGACCTTGTGAAAACGTCTCTGGCCAATCATTTAGAATGCCCGTGAGCACAGGTCTGGCCATTAGGTAGCAGAATCGCCGACAGAGGTTTTTTTAGGTGCATGTCCAGCCTGGTGCGAACGCTGTACCGCCGCCAACGATGGCTACGGCAAACCAGTTGACGGTTCCGTCAGCGACGAGCGTAACGCTGTCGCCGATGGTAGTGGAGTCGCAATGACCGCCAGCGGCGGACACCGCCGAGCCGATGCGGATGACGGCGGAACCAGGGGCGGTGATGCGAATGCCATCCGCGTCCGTCACTGTGAACGTGTAGCGCAGGCCGTCAACAGCGGTCGGCAACGTGTGGTAGTTCTGCGCGGTTGAGCCGGTGTTGTAATAGAACGTGCCGGACTCGGTGTTGAGGATGACGTTCGGTGAACCGCTACCAACGGTTGAGTCCTCGTTCAGCACGCTCGACAAGAGTTTACCCGTAGCCTTCGTGCCGTTGAACGCTCCCTGAAGCTCCAGAACACCAGCCGCACTGCGACCAATGGAAACGTCTACATTCCCAGTCGTCGGCGGCCCGCCGCTCGCCCAACCCATCGTCCCGCTTACGCCGGTGACGATGACTTGATACGTTGTATCGAAGGCGTGCATGTTCGTGCCGACGTAGACGACGTTGGACGGCCCGTCGATCTTGGTGAGCTTGAGGGTGCCGAGCCCGTTGTTATCCGCCGTGGTGTCCACCGACACGATCCCGGACGTTCCAGCAGTCAGCCCAGTCGCTGCGGTAAAGTTACCCGCCGCTGACCAAGTGCCCCACTTCACCCCGCCAGCGGTGCTGCCTGTGTTGAGCGCGGTGCCCGCGCCAGTCGCCACGACGGTGCCGGAAATGGACGAGTTGTTGTATTGGTAGATCGGCGAGTTTGCGACGATTGAACTCGCGCCACCAGCCGAGGAATTCGTATCCTCGACACCGAAGAACAACTTCCCGGCCAGGATGTTGCCCGTCGCCGGAGTCGCCGGAGTCCCAACGACGGTGTACGTGTAGACGCAGGGTGCGCCGCAAGAGGAGCGGGTGAATACGAACGTCCCGTTGTACTCTGGCTGATCCGCGCCGGTGATCGTACCCATGAACGTAGCGCCGCCGAATCCGGGGTTGTTCGTCATCGTCAGGGTCGCTGTCGAGCCGGATCGGGTGATCGAGTCCGGGATCGTCTGGTTTTGGAACATCGCGATGCCGGGGCGGTAGTCCGCCGAGGCGCCCGCAGGGATGACGAGCGAGCCCTGCGTCGAAGCCGTGGTGGTGCCGTGGACGCCGACGAGCAGCCGCTGCGCCTCGACCTCGCCCATGCCGGCGTTGGTCGAGCCGACGAGAGATAACCGCCCGTTAGCAGCCGTGCTGCCCTGGAGGGTCGCGGCTTGCAGCGTCCCGAGACCGTTCGACGTGCTGCCGGAATCCACCGACAGTGTTCCTGCGCTTGATCGTGTCAGACCGACATCGCTCCAATTGAGAGTCAAGGCGGAATCGAGAGAGAGGGTGTTTTGGTTGAAGTAATTCTTCCGCGTCGCACCGTTGTAGACTTCGAGTTGCGCTGTTGCGGCGACACCTGATGTCGGCGCCGTCACGCTGCTAGTTGACGAAAACGCGTTGGATAGAAGAGTGGCGGCGGTCGTAGTTCCCGGCAGCGTCGGGTTCGTCGGAATCGACAGCGTGACAGCGCCAGTCGCGGCGCTCGCAGTAATCTGATTCGCCGTGCCGGTAATCGTTGTCGGCAGCGCGGTGCATGACTCGGTAGCACCCGAAGCGTCCACGCCGAGGGGAAACTGTCCCGCTGTGCAGTTGGCCCCGTTCGCGGCCAGCGCCGTCGCGGTAGCAACCGGAGTCGAAAGTGAAAGCGTGACCGTATCCGTTGCGCTGTTACCGGTGACGACGATGGGCGATGTCCCGGTGAGCGTGAGCGTATCCGTCGCGCTGTCCGCTACCGGGCTCGTGCCGCTTGAAGTCGTGATCGTCTCGAAACTGTTGCCACCGCCACCCCCCGCAACACAACTCGCTGTCCCTGCCGTATCAAAACTGATGATCTCAGTGCCGCTTGCCGGGGTACAGCTATTTGCAAACATAGCAAGGTTGGGGCTGACCACGGGTAGCTTGATCTGGAACACGGTATCGCCCACGACGATCCGATAGCTCCCTGCAACCGCGTAGAACGCCAACACACCAGAGCCATTGGTAGTGGTGGGGTTAGCCTCGGGGGTGATGCCTGCGTCGGTATACAGGGTAGCCAACACACCATTGGCAATGGTCACTGTCGCCGTGGCCGACTTGAGGGTCACGCTACCGTGCTTCATGGTCTGGCTAAACGCGTAGTACGTGGTCGCCAGACCAGGGGTCGACAGTACAAGCCCGCAGACAAGTACCAGCCATGCAATACGCTTCATAGATAGCTCCTTGTTGCGGTCTAGCAATGGAGATAGAGACAGAGCCGTGAGACAGAGCGTGAGTCCGTGGGTCGTAGTCAGACTAGTAGTCCGCCCGTGCGATCCAGTCACAAGTAATCACGCCGCTGACCGCGACCGCACCCGCGCCCGAGGAGGCCGCGTTGGGCATGGCAAGGTTGAGGTAAATCTTGTTGGCAGTCGTGTGACCGTCGAGAGCAAGGATGGTCCCGTAGCCTTGTAACACACCCGCGCTAGAGGTCAATGTGCCTGCCATGGACGCGATGATGTTGGCCTCGGTAGAGGTGAGGCTATCGTCCCCATCATCTGTTGCTGACCCAAGACTACCGACCAGAGCCGCAGTGTTGGTGATGTTGGCCGAGGCTTCCAAAGTGGTCAGGTTAGCCGTACACCCGAGGATCTGGGTGATGCCTTCCGGGAAGGTATAGATCAACTGTCCACCGGACCCACCGTCTGTGGTGTGGTCAGCGGTCGTGACCGAGAGCGAGGCCAGAGTGAACTTGGTGTGATGAATCGGCATGGCGCCGGACTCCACCACGGTTACTGCACTGCCGGTCTTGGCACCGTTGGCCGAGGACGAGTAGACGAATGCGTCTTTGATGAGTTGGTCCGATAGGAACCGGTTCTGCGCGTGGACAGGAGCAGGGAGCACGGTGAGCAGGGTGAATGCGACGAGCAGGGTCAGAGCGATGGCTACGAGCTTACTGGTCAGGCGCATGGCGGTGTCTCCCTTGACAGTGTTAACAGTAGGACGGTGTAAAGCAGACTAGAGTCGAGTGGGGTATGTAGGGTGTGAACATCACGGGGCAAATAGTAACACATGAACAAGGTGTGTGTAGGCTATGTGGGGTTGGCCCGAGTAAGGGGCCGCTACAGGTGGTACGTGGCAGGTTAGAACGAGATAGCTAGAGTTGAGCGTCCCTTGAGCGTCCCTTGAGCGTCCCTTGAGCGTCCCTTGAGCACCATCTCCATCATTCCCACACTATCTCGGCCCTGACAACATCGGTTTCATCCGCCGAATCTTCGCGATCCACGCTTTGCGCCGTCGATACTCTGGAGAATCAGTAAATGTCTGACCGTCGTCCAGCCCACAGCGTTCCTGGTTGCGCTCCCAGGCCCTTTTCTCGGCAGCCATGATCTCGCGTGTGTGGGCGCGAAGCCACGCTATTCCCACCTTGTCCTTGTGCTGGAGCTTGGCCAGCAGCTTCGGAGACGATGCCCTGGTCGGCGTGCTATCGAGATGCCGCGACAGGGTGGAGCCAAACCGGTACGCGATATATCGGTAGCCATAGAGTTCCCTCGGCGGGCGATACAACACCGTCAAGTACGCGGGAGTGTAGACCTTCATGTTCAGGTGCACATTCCAGTTCCACCGTCCCCAGTGCCAATGCGGGTGGAGAATGCCGAACCCCTGAATCTCGATGCGCCGCCCAGCGCCAAGGGCCGCAGTCAGACGCGCAACAATCGTAGCAATAGCTATGCGGGCCATGTCGTCGGGCAGCCCACACGCATCGCGGAGCCGCGCCCGCAGATATGTCTCGGTGCGCTTGCCGAGCGGACTCGTGAACATGTACCGATCAGCGCGGCGCCCCTCCAAGGCCGCATCAATTGCCAAGTCGTCCATGGTGTCTGAGTTGTCGAATGCGGTCCATGGGGTGCCATCGACATCATGTGTGAGACTGGGACTCCGACTCTGGCTATGACTCTGGCTCCGGCTATGACTCTGGCTATGACTCTGGCTCCGGCTCCGGCTCCGGCTCTTTTGGCTGGTCAACACCTCCACCATCGCCTGCACCTTAGCGCGGTCCACAGCGGGTCTAGAGCTACGTGGCTTAGGCCCGGATCTCGGACGGATAAGCGGTATCTGACCCACCCAACCAAAATCAGTTACGCGGTCGGCTGACAGTTGGGCAGTCATGCGGTGAGTGGAGTAGCTAGGGGTGGTGGGCATAGTGGTGGGTAGCGGGTAATGGGTAGTAGGTAGTGGGTATGGTATCACACTGTGGGGTATTTTGTATTTGGATTTTTTTCGCGGCAGCTGCTACCCATTCCAGTCGCCGATCCAAAATCCTGAACGCGGTTTTCCACAGCTTTTCCACAGGCCACGCACAGAGTTTTCCACAGCTTTTCCGCAGTTGCGGATATCTTGTGGAAAAGTCCAGAGTTTTCCACAGAGTTTTCCACAGCTTTTCCACACTGTGGAAATCCTGCGGAAAAGCCCGCAAATCGAATATGCATAGAAGGCTATGGCACGAGGATTGATAGACTGGTATATCTATGGTATGCGATATATCGGTGATATGCAAGCCTAGTGCCAACTATTTTTGCGCGGGCTATTGACAAAGGCAATGTATCAGATACAGTAGCGCCCAAGGAGATTTCCCAATGACCTATCTCGACGCGCTACCCTACGCCGCCGCAGTGACTCCCACCCTCGGCACCATGATTAACTCCGAGCCAGAACGTGCCGCCATGCGCAGTCAAATCGACTGCATACATACCCTGTTGACACCGTTTGACCGTGCGCGGCCTTGCGCATGGGAATCGCTTACTGCCGGCGCAGCGCTGCTAGCGTGGGATCGTATGGTCAGGCTGTCGCGCCTGTCGCGCACTGATCCCACGATGCGTACCAGTTTAGAGTACGGTCGCGCCATGCTGGTATGTGACGAGCTTGGGATGCCGATGCCGTAGGGTGTTGACATCGTAATGATGTATCAGATAGGGTAGCAGCAGCTAGCAGCCAATACCGGCCCGCTAGGTAGCAGGAACAGAAAGGCTAGAACCATGATCAGTTTTCAGCCGCCGTCGCCCTCGCCAGTCAATCACAATCGCCACATGGTGCAATCCGCTGCGCCAATGTCGCCAGCCCTGCCAGTGCGACCCTACACGGAATCGACCAAGGGCTGCACAGCGCAAGATCGGGCCGCGCTAATCCGAGCCGAGTATCTGGCGCGGGTCGCGGGGCGGGTCGCGGCGCGGGGGCTGGCATCGTGAGCAAGCGCCATCGGGACGCATTGGTGATTTGGGAGAGCGGCGCAGTCAACGTGCGAGCTATCGCGACGGCCATTGCCGCAGCTTGTGCAGAGGTGAGGGCAGAGCAAAAAGACCGTCCAGAGGACGATGCTGCCGTGCGCCTAATGACCGCGCAATTGGCGAGCTTGTGCCGTGTCGATTCCTCTGGCGATTTGCTCGGGGATGCAATGACTGTAGAACGCGCTCTAGTCATTTGCCGCAGCTGGGCAGGCAAGGCGACATCGTGAGACACACCCGCGCATGGTGCGACGCGTCCGGCTTGTACATTGGATTCCCGCGACGTTGCCGCAGGGCTGTAGTCAATCGCGATTTTGGTGCTACAGCGTGGCGCATCTATCAGCGAGAGTGTGCCAAGCACGGCGGGGCGCTCGACTGGCCCACGTTCGCCTATCTCCGGCCTGTGCTCGCACAAGTTTGCCGCCGTCTCTGGTACAGGTACAGCCCAGAGAGTGTGCCAATGATCGCGCGGAGTGTACCAGCCCCGCCACCGTATGTGATGAACAGCCATTACTACGGACAGACAAACAGGGAGAGCTAAGACCATGCAAGTATGGGGCGCTACAGCAACACAGTTAGCAGATGCAGCATATCGGTGCGGGTTGGTACTCTCCGGCCCGCATGGCGGAGGTCAGCCCCGAGCGCAGGGGCGCAGTCTGATATGTCGGCTGAAACTCGGACCCGTGACAGGCGTGACAGGCTCTCGACCGTACCAGCGGCGCAGTCTAGACAATCGCCAGCAGGTCGCGGTGGTCTGCTGGCACGGCCACCGGGATTGGATGCGGGAGGTATACCGCGTTGCGCCAGATGCGAGGATCAAGACGGCCCTCGCGGACTATCGCGGCGCGGTGGATTTTGAGGCGCGGTACAGGTCAACACAAGATGCATACGGCGACGTGTGGTGTGAGTGTGGCCAAATGACGAAGCGGGGTTGGATAGTGGGGCATGGTGACAGCGCCCGACACCGTGGTGGGTGTGCCAAATGACGCGTGGAGGTTGGAGAGTCACATACGACACCGTAACGGCAGAGTCTGCGGAGTCTGGGGAGTTTGCGGAAAGCGGATGGGCATCGGCGGGCGGATGGAAGTCTCCTGCCGATGACAGGGCCGCCGCAGAAGAACGGCATACGCTTCGCGAAGCAATTTCCATCGCAGGTGGTGGCCTGTATGACGCTGGACGTTGGTTCGCATCTCGTGACAGCGAAATAGATTATGGCACTGGCGACGAAACGACATATTCAATTCATCCGCCGACTACTATCACTGCGGCGAGCTATCGCCGAGTAGCACGGCTCGTATGTGGTGGGTGGGCCAAATGACTCCGCACGATGACGGACAGCCGGTTTTTGTCATCTCCAGGCCACGGATAGCAGCGACAGTGACAGTGACAGCGGGCGGCCGCAATGGATCATGAGGAGGAGCTGGAGGCAATGGCCCGCTTCGCTGATTGGGATGTTGACATCCTACGCCGTGCCTTCTGCGATCCTTCAAAGCCTGTCGATCTTGCACAAGCGTACCAGACTGCAGGCGATTATTTTGGGTGGGAAAATCTCGACAGCTGTCCACTGACATTCGAGGATGCATGGACACTCCGCGAATTTATCGCCCGTCATATTGGGCTGGAGGCATCCGGTATATGACAGATGCGCAGATTTGCCACGTAGTCGAACACGGCCCAGAGTACGGCGCCAGATTGACAGGCGAGGATAGCGGGCCGGTCGATTTGGACTGGCTCGACACGTGGGGCAATGGCGACGATGACAGGGACAGCGACAACGACAACGACAGC